ATCTACTGTCCTTAAAGGATTAAAGGAATGGGCTGAAACAGAGAACCTTCCAGTAGGGCTTATCCATCAGTCAGGCAAAGGTTCCACTCGGGGCCAGTCAAGAGGAATGGACGACGGCAAATTCAACGCAGATGAATACGCAATCCTGCAGTTGAATGTGTTCCGTCAACGAGACAATCCGAAACTATCTGACGTTGAACGACGGATTCATTCCGTATCAGTGTCGTTAGATCTCTGCAAAAACAAGAGGCCGCCATGCCATGTAACCAACCCACCCATCGACTATTTCATGGACCCCCAATGCGGACTGGTCCGAGAATATTACGAGAGTGACATTCCAGGTGATGACAGATGGGTCGAATAACTAAAACAAACCAGAAAAGATTCGCCACTCTTCATGGAGGGGGGCACCTCGCTAATGTATCTAACGGGGTTACCCCTCTCCTAGAGGAGAGCGGCGACTACGCACCAGTTACAGAAGAACACATCTCTCAACACCTAACAGGGGAAGGGCCAGCCCTCGGGGTTTACCCACTTTGGAAGAAAAGCGGAGTGTGGCTGGTGGACTGGCTGGCAGTAGACCTAGACGAAGGAGAAACTTCCAGCGTCCACGCTGACAATCTCATTCGCCTGCTGGAAGCCAAGGGCATTCAAGCATGGAAAGAAACATCGAAGAGCAAGGGATACCACGTATGGGTATATCTAAGAGAACCAATCTCAGCTTCGATAGGGCGCAACGCCATGATCGGGGCTTGCAGAATAGTTCAAGTTCCTACTCGTGAGGTTTACCCCAAACAGGTTTCACTCGAACCAAACAGAATAGGTAACTGTTTACGGCTTCCCTACCCAGATAAACGGAACAAAGGAAGACACGAAGTCTTCGACCCTGACGGGGAAGGGATGCTGGATGTTTCAAAGTTCATCGAACAAGCATGGGAGAAGAGAACACCTGTCTCGTTAATCAGATCTCTCCTTCCTCTATACGAAGCAACTAAACCCAAACTGAAACAACCTTCCAAAGACTTCTCCCCGAAGGACGGCTTCAAAGGCACAGCCAAGAAGATATGGGAAGACCTCAACACACAAGACAGATCAGCAACGATGTATGCCTTTGCTTCCAGTCTGTTGTGGCAAGGATATTCATTTGACGCTACCGTGGATTGGGTGCGACGACTAGATCAGAGACTTGGCAAGTTCTCTGAACGCAACGATCAAGAAGCTCAGATACGGAACCTAGTGCAGAAAGCTGCTGATGAAACGACCTGACTCTTACACCTTCACAATTCCTGGGAAACCCAAAGTGAAAGGCCGACCTCGCTTCACCAAAAGCGGTCGAACCTATACACCTAAGAACACTAGAGAACGAGAAGAACACATAAAGAGTCTTTACAAAGGCCCAAAGTTTGAAGGGCCAGTTGAACTGCACTGCTTATTAACTGCAACAGAGACAGTTGTCACGATCACATCCTTTGAGGCAGAGAAATGTCCGTTGCGTGGCGACGCAACAAACTATTTGAAAGCTGTTGAAGACGCACTTAACGGTGTGGCTTATGAAGACGACTTACAAATTTATCGAATCATCGGGGAAAAGAAATGAACCAGCCCTTTCATCAAGGCTCATACCAACAGCGTTACACGCAGATGGGTGATGAAGCTGAAAGCCATTTCGAGAAGAACAACACAGCTTGGGTCAGGTACGGTTTAAACCGTCCTGACTTCCAAGTGCATCGACTTCCTCATCACATTCGATACACCCCAGACTATTTACAAGGCAACCCTGTTCGCCTTGTCGAAGTTATGGGTATGGGTAAAACTCCGTTAAAGATTAAACTTGAGAAGATCGCTGCGTTACAGTGGTGGGATGCATCTGAAATAGATGTATGGTTTTGGATCTGGTCCTCAACCAGAGAAAACTTTGCGGAACTGAAGTATCGAGACATGGTAAACATTATCAACAAAGAAGACGCACCTTTAGGGAAGTTCCCTGAAGGCAAAGCGTACTTCAGCGTGAGTTCCAAGCTTCTGCCTTGGAACGATGCATGACCCCGATGAGGGAGCACGCTTCATAGAAGAGTTAAGGAAACACAGATTTCCTTCTTTGCGTCCACTGCAAGATCAAATTCAAGCTGAATTAGACTGGCAAGATGAAGCAGAATATGTACGGTTAAAAAACCGAAAACCTGGACACAGAAGCAATTTCCTACGTTACGGTGTCCAAACCAAACTGCATTGGCAGGGATTCAAAGATACAGAAATGGAAGCCTTGATGGAGGCTCGTCCATTTGAGGAACCTGCTACTGATTGGGAATCAAAAGAAAAAGAAACCAAAGACCTCCGCACTGCTGTGCAGGAGGTCTTTGACTCTCTCACCGAAGACGAAGAATGGTTATACAACTGTCTCGTAGTTGTAGGCTTATCCTTACGCTTCCTGTCACGAGTGCTCAATATACCTAAAAGCACACTGGCTCGTAGGCGTGACTCACTCGCTCAGAAATTGAGAGAGGGATTCCTAGAACATGAAGTAATCAAAGAATGGTTATTCACTCGTTCAGGTTATCGTGAGCATCCACACAATCCTGAAGAAACGAACTGAGATGCTCCAACCATTGCATGATCGAAGTCAAACTCATTAAGTTTCCCTTGCGTGAATCCTGCCAAGCGTCAAGAAATTCTCGGATCTCGTCATCGTCGAACACCATGAGCACACCTAAAGTGCCGTCCACCCAAGTTCCATGGGTGCCATCATTAATGTCCATCAAATGGCGGTTAGCTAAGAGTTCGTGATGTATTTGATCCTCAAGCTCTAAGCCTTCTTCGGCCATCCAAATGGCCCAAGTATCCTCAAATTCCTCTTCCACAAGGTCAACGCCCCAAACGTGCCTTTGCGAGAGTCTTAACTGCAGCAATGCCAGCAGCCGCCGCAGCCGCACCAGCAGCCTGCCACGTTGACACATCCGTAATAACGAACACAGCCAAACCTGCTTCAACTGCTGTCCAGACAGATCGTTCGATCCAGTCTGCCCAGTCAAAATTCTTCTGAGAAACTTCAGTCACATTTCCTACTTTCCAAAAGGCCGACCACCGTGATACTGGTTACCAAGACCAGTTTCACGTAAGAACTTAGCCTGTTCTTTCGTGTTGGCCCCTTGGTTAGTATCAGGTTTTTCGTCGGGTTTTTCCTCGGACATGAGTCCTCCTATATGAAAGCTGCAGTGGCCCAACCACCAAACAAAGCATCCCAAGTTTGTAAGCCAACAACGCCGTCAGGTTTCAGAAAAGCTTCAAAACTTTTTTGAAAATCTTTGACGGCTTTAGCGCTTTTTCTACCATAGATACCGTCTACTGGTCCAGGCGTAAACCCAAGGTCGCTCAGACGCTCCTGAACGGCCCGTACTGCTTCCCCACGACTTCTCTTGGTAGTGGACAGCGGAGAATGAGAAACCTTCTCTCTGAGCCTGTCAACGTGAGCTTTGATTCCGCCCCAATCAACCTTATCTGGTGCTTCAATGGGCATAGGCATGCCCGAAGTCACCCAGTCATACAACCAATTCCCAGGACACGTCGAATTACCAAGATCACGATGACCTTTTACCCACAACTTATCCTCATACCTGCTCTGAATATCACCTATGAGCCATCGGATCGAGTCCCTTGCGGCCTGTGGAATTTCGACAAATCCCCAACCCGTATAACAAATCGACTCAGTGCGACTATTCCAGCCCTTCGTAGCACCTGAAACAATTCCTGCTCCTCTTCCTGCATAAATGACCCCTTCAGGGTCAACCAGCCAGTTATAAGCAATAGCGTTCCAACCACGAGAATCCATGTGGAAACGCTCGAAAGCTTTCAACGCAGCAATCCCTTTAGGAGCTTCTTTCACTCCACTGTGGTGAACAACTATTCCCTGAACACGCCACTTCTTTAACTGTGTGAAAGGTTTCTTTGGGGGGCGTGCTTCCCAACCCTGTCGCGAAATAATGGTACGCATAACAACAATTATACGCTTCTGCCCATAAGGTCCCGAACATCTCTCATATCTTGAGAATACTTGATCCTATCTTTAATAAGTTGGTTTCGTTTTTCCTGAGGAGTGTTTGTCCTTACACCCAAACCAAGGAAAGTTGAAAGATAAGTAGTGATAAGTCTTTTTTGTTTAGCTTCCTCATTAGGAGCTAAACGACGGGCACGACCAAGAATAGGCATCAACTGTTCAATAATGTAAATGTCTTGATCTCGCATCTTCCACTGACCAGATTTATTCTTCTCTGCTTTACCAAAAGCACCAAGCAACTGCATAGCCCCAGGAAGTTTCTCGATAGCTATAGGTACTTGCTGGTATCTGCCAGTGAACGGTATGTCAGCAAACGTACGCTTCTTAGCCCACAACTCGATAGGTAACTTGTAATGAGGAAGGGCACCTTCGACCAAACTTCTCGCAGGAGAAGTGGGAGACTTCAGATATCTGGCAAGGTCCCTGAAAGGAAGATCAGGCATGGCATACACACGATTGCCGCCTGCAGTAAATGGCAACCTAATTGCCATGTTCTCTCCGAAGTAGTCAGGAACTAATCCTTCTTTGTCTGAAGTCAGTTCAAGTTCACCTTTGACTTGAACAAGTCTTGCCCAAGCTTGAGGTCGTTTACCGAATGATTCAAGAAGGACAGGCAGAATGTTTTTCTGCCATGTCCAGAATGGGATAACTCTTTTAATTTTTTGGTCTAAGGCAGTGAGGTTGCCGTAATCGAAATGATATTTGTAGACAGCGTTTAGAGCTTCTTCTCTGCTGCCACCATTCATCATCACGTGATGGGCGAGAGAACCACGAAGTGTGAACTCTGCTCGCTGGTTAAGACGACCAATAGCCGCAAACAAATAGAAATCTCTACTTATCGGGTTAGCTGTTCCTGCTTCTCGCCAACTCATTCCCATGTCGTTAATAGCTGAGTTGACTTCCATCGAAGTGATACCAGTATTACCCATACCAGTTTCTGCCCAGTCAGCCATGACATCCCACTCGGCAGGCTCAACATTCATTAAGCCATACCCAGCTTTAGTTGACTTGCCTTCCGCAGCTATTTTCCTCGCTCCGTAAGCCACATCGCCTTGCCGTCCATCTTCAGCAGCAACTTTCAAAGCTTTCCTTCGCATAATGTCTATGCGAAGTTGATAGCTCACAGGCACACCAGCAATTTGGTTATTGATCCAAGTACCACCAAGAAGGTTACGGAAAACGAAACCTGGAGTTGCGACAGCTTGAGCTTTCCAATAGTTAATTACTTTGTCGTACTTAGTCATAAATTCTTTAGTACGAATAGGATCACGCAATCTAGCCATCGACTCAAACGCAGCTTCAAATAGCTCTACTGTTTCATCAGTAGCCCCTACAAGCTGGTAGCCCTTTAAGTGCTGACGAGTTCGACTAGATCTCTCAGAACTCTTACCTAAAGTAGAACCAGTAATTAAATAATCTTCAACATATTCTTCATAAGCTGCAGAAAGATTGGCTCGTTCCCTAGCATTCCGTAATACTTTCAATGCTTCTTTCTGGCTAAGTGCAGCATCCATTCGCTTAACAGTGCCAGCTTGCACATCATCTAAAGTTTTTTGAAGATCTAGCGACAAGTTACGAATATATTGTTGCTGCCAACCAATGCCAGCCTCAACAACAGCTAGCTGCGCCTCATCAATCTTCGTAGTTTGCAAAGCATCCCGTAGCTCAGGAACAACTTCAGCCAACCACTCACGAATGTTATCTACCTCTTGAAGAACCTTAACTTGCTGTTCCTGCAAGTACTCTTTCCGAGCTTGAAGCTGACGTACAGTCTCTCTGTTCTTAACAGCCCCAGCCTTACCCTTAACCCCAGCACGAATCTGATCCTCTAAAGCTGTAATTCTTGCATCAAGAATTTGTTCAACAGCATGAACGCTTCTTTGAGTAGCATTTTCAATCACAGCTTGAGGAGCATTCATATTGCTCAACAAGAACTTCTCTGCCTCAAACAAATCTGTTTGAAGCCTACGAACTTCCTGAGCCAACTTGATCCACTCCCTATAAGGCTCAGAAGAAAATATTTGTTCTATTACTTTCTGTTCACCAGCAGTAGTACGCTTCGGCATTTTCGGGGAAGGAGGAACATAGGTTCCTGCTTCCAACGCATCGACAGCATCAAAGTCGTCTAAGTAAACCCAACCGTTCTTAGCTTGCCGAGAACGGAACTGACGATCAGCAGACCTCGCCCTCTTGTAAACAACATTAGGATCAGCAACCTGATCTACTAGATCAAACCTGCTTGCAGTCTTAGGTTGCATTTCAATAGCTTCATAAACACGAACTTCAGTTCCATCTGCAAGTCTGTAAGACTCGTCCGTTGGACGAACTTGAAACAAAGGGCGATCCACATTCCCGAACGTCGTTTGAGCTTTAGCTCCAGCCGCCCCAGCAGGAGGTTCTTCCAATCCGTAATACCAGCCTTTAGGTGTCGGAACACCAGAATCAGCATAAACCCACAACTCGTCAGTATGAGCATTCACAGCAAACACATCACGCTCAACAACGCCACCTGGCTCCATGCGAGGAGGCATTTGAGCAGCAGGCTCTCCTCTCGCAGTCATCCTTGCAGCACGATCAGCTAAATACTGCTCTGCTTGCTGACCAGTCAAACGAACCCTCGAACCCTTAGGCCCATCAACTTCTATCGCCCCATCAGCCAAACGATGAACACCGCCACTATTAACAGGACGATCTCTTCTTTGAACCTTAGGAGTAGGAGGAGCAGGAACTTCCCTAGCAGGCATTTTTACCGCAACACGTTCAACTACCGACTTTGCAGGAACAGGGCTAACAGCCTCTGACCCAGCAAATTGGGCTAAACGATAATGCTCGTACACATTCCTAGAAATAGTTCCTTCAAATTGCTGTCTAAGTTCTTCTACTCGTCGTTGCTCTTTAGCAATAAGCTGTTCTTGTTTCTCTATATTTGTGGCTCTCTGATCTAAAGCATCTTCAATCTTCTTGCCAACATTTCGAGATGCAGTAACTTGCTGCTTAGAACCCTTCTTAACATTCTGAGCGTAAGTCCCAGCTTTAGGAGTTGGATTAAAATAAATAGAACGCTGCTGACGAGGAAGCCATACAACAAGCCCTTGCTCACCGCTGTTCTTTCCCGTAGTAGCAGAAGCCCGAGGTCCCGTAATAGGGATCTCGTCACCGTCAACATTCACAACCCACTCAGCATCAGAACGCTTACTGATAGTGAATGATCCGAATTGGATTCCTTCGACATCTCGGAGACCAAACTCAGTCAACCCACCATCAGTGGGACGAACCCTGCCTCCCGTAACCCCCACAGCTTTTGACGGACCAGTAGAAAACTTTATAGTTGATCCAGCAGCTAACTCTTCAGCGATCAAACCATTAACGTCGTCAACGTACTGTGCAGGCCAATTCTCCGCTCCTGCGGATTTGGCCCCACTCCATGTCGAAGGCTCTTGAGCAGCTTTCTGTAAAGGCTTACCGCTTTGGACCGCTGTCCCAGATCTTTGAGCAACATAATCTTCAACAAACCTTTGGAAGCGTTCAAGTTGCAACTCGCCAACATTCTTTAGGGTCACTTGACCACCAGAAGATACGATGGTCATAGAAGAACTAGAAGCCCAATCAGGATTAGCTTCTTTGTAAGCATTCACAATCCCTTTAGTTTCAGAACCCCCACCAAGAGGAACATCAACAGTTTGCAAAGGTGTAAGACCTGCTTCAGTTTCCTTAAGAGTGTTTCTAGCAGCGTCAAGCTTGTCTTCTAACGCCACCGAAGGATTACGTTTAAAGACTTGAATGTCTCCAAACAATCCTTCCCCTAGCTCGCTCAATATTCGAGCAGCTTGAACATTCTCAGATAGCTCTAAAACATTTGCTACATAATTTTGAGCGATTCTTTGAATATCTTCAGCGTAAAGCTGTAGATATTCTCCCATCGCTTGAACTTCAGCAACAAACTCTTGATTAGTCCCAGCACCTGCTCGGCTCATCCGTATTTGTAGCTCACCATGTGCTTTCATAAGCTGATGAATGTCTTCGCGAATTTTGACTAATTCTTCTGTAGCGCTAGCAATATCTTCTTCAGCGATTTGAGCTTTCCTAAGAGCACGCTGTTCTTTAGCAGTCCCCTCAGGAGGTACTGCACGTTGAAGCTTCGGACCAAACTGTCCTTTAATTCTTATCTGCTCAGGATCTCCAGAAGCCAACAAGCGTCTAGCGCCTGCAGTCAAATTATCTGCAGTGCCTTCTATCAAAGCAGTAAGCGCACTCTCAACGTCAACCATTTGAGCTTCAATGTTTGCTAACTCATCAACCGCTGCGGCAGTTCGAGGCCGCATCGTCCCTGAACCTTTACGGTTCCTAGGTTGAGCAGCAACAAGCTCATCTATCGGCTCTTCCGCATATTTAGAAATAACTCTCGCAGCAGCAGCAACTCTCTTCTCTATCCTTTGTTTTGCTCTCTGCGTTTTCTTAACTGCGCCTTTAGCATCCTGAATATCTGCAGCAACTTTGCGACCAACATAACGTGAAGCTAAACCTGCATCGTTAGCTTTAACAATGATCCCAGCTTGAGACAGATCACCAACAATGGACTGAGCGCGAATGTTTTCGCCCATCATTTGCAAATATTTACTTAGAGCCAAATTAGCGTCTTCTGTAAATAGTTTGCGATAATCAGAACCCAGATTACGAGTACCTATCGTATCCATCTGGGTAAGAACACTGCCGCCTTGATCGTAAGGAAGAAAACCTTCTCCCATGAAATGGGAACGTAAGACTCTTCCATCCGTCGTTGTTACCTGCACAGGCAAACCTGCATCAAGGACTTCTTCAAAAGTCATCCCATATTGAGATGCAATCCTTGTTTGTTCCGCCGCAGGAACATAACCATCAGCAGCTTGTGCTTTAATTTCGTCAGGCAAAACAAGTTCACGGTTCTTAAAAGGACTTCCTGAAAGCCCTTCTAAATCTTGCACCCGAACGCTTTTAGCGTTCTTGTAAACAAGATCAAGGTCTTTCCCATGGATCTGACGAGTGACATACATCTCAGATAACAGCCCAGGAAGATCATCCTGCCAAGGCAAAGCCTCGTTATACGTCCTCAGAACTTCATCAAACCATTTCTGCAAACGCACAACTATGTCTTGGACTTCTTGGCTACCACCTTTAGCTACAGGACCCAACAACACGTTGACACGACCTGCAGCTTCGCTACCCATCTTTTCGTTAGCGCCCCGAAAGATATCGTCAAAGTCGATATCAGCTTCTCGCGCAGTTTGAGCTATATTGCCAAGCTCCTGCGTGTGTTTAGTTCTAAAAACATTGTCTTTAATAAGACCACGGTTAGCTGCGCCCTCTAGCCACAATGCGTTTTCGATCTGGTTTATATCACCAGAGCGATACATTTGATTCAAATGAAAACGAGTAGACAAACCTTCGCTAAGGGTGTTTACCATTTTCGATTTTTGGGCTTGCCCCATAGCCTTGCCAGGAAGCCCAGCGACAACAGCTAAAACACCAAACCCAATAGGAAGCTTAAACGGTGCTTCAATCGGCATTCTTTGGGCTGTCCGAGCAGACCTAACAACTTGTTCACCTGTTTTGGGAGCACGAGTAACAATACGTTCTGCAACTTGTTTTGTAGTTCCAGCACGTTTAGCTGCATCTAACTCATTAACAGCTTTAAGAACTCTTGTCTGTATGGCCGCATCATCTAATGCTTTAAGAGGACGACCAGCTTTATCAACCAAATCAACTACTTCAGTGTTGATTGGTTTAAGTTGGCCTACACGTTTCGCATTTGCCCAAGCAGCATACCTTTGACCAACCCCAGGAATGTTCCTTAGTGGTCGTTCAAATATTCCTTGACCTATGCGCCCAGTAAGAGGAACTGAGAACTTTATTGCAGTAGGCAATCCAAGTTCTTCTAAAGTTTCTTTGCCTGCAGCAAAGATACCTCTAGCAGCTACTCGTTCAGCAGCTTCATCCATTCTTGCTGCTTTAGCTGCATCCTTAACTTTTCCGTATCTTGCTGCGTTAGCGGCATCTTTCAAATGTTTTACCATCTGAGGTTTCGTAGCTACCCGTGCCCACGCACCCAACGGCAACAAATACGTTAAAGGATCAAACGCAATATCTAACGTCAACCCAAGAGCAAAATCCAAAGGCCCAGGAAGATCAACTCCCCAATCACGCAACACCTCTCCCATGAAGATGTTGTCACCAGTCTGTTCCCACCAATCCCCCAGAGAAAAACTTTCTTCATCATCGAAAATATCTCCGAACTCTTTAATAGCTGAAACAATTCCAGCCCTCGGAGTGTCCAACAAGTCCAACGCAGGACCCAATATTGGGATATCAAAAACAGGATTGCTTTCCTTCGTCGGAGCCGAAGGAAGAGCAAATTGTCTTGGATCAAACAAAGGGGAAGTCTTAGCGACTTCCGTGTCAGCACCTAAACCAAGATCCTGATACATGGCATCTCTAGTAAGTTGTTTAGCTACCTGAGGTGTATAAACAAACGGTTTTATATCTTGTGGTTTAAAAGATTTTTCTGGGAGAGCCATACATCACTTCCCAGTCATACCCATAAACGCACCCAGTTCCTCATTCAACTTGTATTGCTCCTGCCCTTCAAGCCACAACTTAAACGCTTTAAGCTGATCCAACACTTCATCATTAGGAGCAGCAATACCAGTCAACGGATTTACCATCATCGGGCTTGTCTCATCAGGCTTCCACATTTCATTAGCCCAATTATCCAAAAGATCAAACTGAGACATAGCAATCACTTCATCAACACCTAAACCTAAGACACCAGTCAAAGATTTTGCGTAAGCAGCTACAGCTTCATTCTGTTTCGCTTGCTCTTCGTCTTCAATCTTTCCTTCAAGTTTCTTCATCTCAATGGCATTCAAACTGTCATTCAACCATCTTTGAATAGACTGAGCTTGCAAAGCAGTATTCATCAACATGTTCGCACGACTAGTGCTCATGTTGCTCATGTTGATATTCTGAATCTGATCCGCAGCAAAATTCAAAACACCTTGAATTTGTAAGCCTGCTTCAGCACCAGAACGATAACTTGTCCCAAGAAGAGCTTGCGTTTCGTTTAACGGTTCTTGCGTAAAAGCAGCAGGATCTCTAATCCCCATATCCGCTAAATAAGCTTGAGCAGCAGCTTCTTCGCCACCCATAGACTCAACCATAAAGGTGTAATCTTCTTTACGTTGATCCGCAGACTGCTGCAACAACCCTATTTTCGCTGCTTCTTGTTCATCAAGCTGCTCACCAAAAGCTGAAACGTCAGCGTCAAGCTGCGCCATCCCATAATCTGCATAATCCTTTAAAGACTGTTGAGCAGCAGCAGCGTTATCTCTAGCTGTTTGTTCTAACGCTTGATAATACTGATCTATAGCAGACGGCTCTTCAGTGTAAGGAGTGAATTGCCCAGTCTCGTTTGGATCTCGTGGTTCTGCACCAAACGGGCCAGTAATACTACCCAAACGAGGATCGTTGGGCTGCAAAGAAGGCGGATCTACCCGAGGCGGCCTTGGAGCAGGAATAAATTGCCCAGATTGGTTAGGATCTCCAAGCCCTGTAGTTTGTGGCGCTTGGTTTTTTGCCCATGCTTCAGAAGAAAAATAGTCGCTGCCTAAAGTGTTATTCCAAAGCCAGCTTGTTAAGTCCCCAAGACCTCCAAAGTATCCTTCTTGTTTAAGAAGTTTTTCAGCGTCTTTACTAACTGTAGGTGCAGAAGCTTTAGTGTAAGAATAACGTGACTTTGGTTTTGTATTTTTATCATCACTAGGATCATCAATAGCCATTAGACACTGAACTCCTTGATCTTGGACGCCATATTCGCCCTAATTTGGTCAGCGTCAGACAACATCGAATTCACGTTCGTTTGAAACTCACTAAAATCTGCTTCATCCCCAGCAAGACTTAAATCCCTCAAACCTCTCAGCGCCTGATTCATAGTGCGACCCTTATAGCGAACCTCATCCCCTACAGATCGACCCAAAGTCTTTTCTTTAATTCCACTGTTAAAAACGTTTCTTGCGTTCAAACGATCAATAAGACCTTCTCTGTCTCTCGCAGCGTAACGACCAATATCCCCCAACGTCATAGCCGTATCAGCAGTAAGATCTGAACGCTGAACACCCAACCGCATCTTCGTCATTGCATTCTGGATAGCGGAGTTCATCATGGTTCTAGGATCACCGAATGACCTGTCATGTATGACACCCCCTGCATAGGGGGAACCCTCACGAAGAGTGTTGAGAGAAGGGGCGTTGCCTGAAGCTAACGCCCCAAAAGAAGCCGCATCAATATCAGCATAATTAGGGGCAACACTCGTTCGACCTTGAACACGACTAGGCCGTGGCGCACCGTACTCTGCCTCAGCAAAGTTCAAAGCACGACCACGAGCAAGATTCTTTCCCTTGATAGGGCGATAGCTGTAATTATCCATCGGTTCAATAATCGCCATAACTACTCCTACAATTAATCTTCAGGCGTCCCACATTTATCGCAGTCACAAGCACATTGAGCCGCTTCAAGATTGGCAATGTGAACTCGCATCAATGCAAGTTCCCATTCCATCTTGCCACGCTCACTCAAAGAATCTAAAACTTCTTCGATACCTACATCAGCACTCATGCTGGATCAGGTGCCTCAACATCTGGAGCACCTTGAATCGGAGCAGGGCCTACAAGAGCGTCAACCTCAGCTTCGCTTAACCCAAGATCAAGAAGTTTCTGACGACCAGCCACAGCATCAGCATGCTTCTGTTGTTCTTCAGCTTGATGTTGTTCATCTACTTTAATCCGCTCGTCAAAATCAGCATATTCTTCTTCTGTGAACTCACGAATAGTTTGCTCTTTAGTCGCACAATCATATTCAGCGACCATCATTGGCGGTTCTCTTAAACTCATATTTATTCCTTACTCATTTGCTTGTAAATCCCCAGCACATCCGCGGTACATAAAGAAAGTTCCAGTGAAGTTATAAGCGCAATACAAAGTAAAGCTGTTCATGCTGTATGTACTGTTGTTTCCTCCAGCACCGTGACTCCACGCACCCCACTCGCTGTTAGCAGTAGCTGAGGTGCCGTCCGCAGTGCCATCGGTAGTACATATGGTCCACCAGTTGTGGACAGGGTAAACATTGTTGTTGGAACTCCACTCCCAACACCCAAAGTTGTAGCCAACTCTACGCCTATCGCTAGCACCAACAACAACGCCATCATCGTCAGTTACATTGGTACCCCAAGCGTAACCGCCGTACTGGTTTTTCATTGTCCCGTTCCCCCAGTAAGCACCAGTGGAGTAATAGCCTGAGTCGCTAGTAGCTGACGACCAAGATGATGAATGAATCGAACCTTGATGGTTCGGGCCTGAGTACACCAACGAATAATCGCACTGATTTGTGGTGAAATAGGAGGTAGCGTGGCTGTTAGATAATGTTGAGTTTGTGGGAATGTTGTACTTCCCAAATATCCTATAAATAGGAGCATTTTGATTACTTAAGGTAGTTATCTGCCCAGTGTCATCCGTCGCATATTGGCCTGTTTCGATCGAATTAAAATTGATACTTGAAACTGGACTAGTAAACGGAACTTGTACTTGGGCTGTCAAAACCCAATTCATATTTGTCATATCAAACTACTTCTTTAAGTATTGAGCACATCAGTCCAACCCATTCCGTAAACACTTAGCCTTGAAAAAGGCTTAAAGCTCAAAGCATCCCCATTCGTAGTAGTTCCTGCGCCAATACGAATACTGTCCATTGGACCCATCGAAGTAACAGCAGAATCAGAATGTTGAGAATCGAGCTTGGTGTAAGTCAGCCAACGAGCTACACCATAGTTACCTGGCATCGATGGGCTACCACCATTAGGCCCACCGCCAGTCCAAGCAATAATTTTGGTTGCGTTATCGCCAGGAAGAATAACATGGCCTTCCATTGTCATTCGTTCACTAAAATCGTAGTTGTTTGTCTGATACCACCATTGAGGGAAGCTGCCGTAACTAGTCGTAACATACGTTTCGCGACCGTTTCCTAACCGCATTTGGTAGTTCCCATTCGGAGAAAGAAACTGAACCATCATGTTGCGATACTTCGCAGACGAAGCATTCGGCCCACCAGCCCAAGCCCCTTGCATTTGAACAGTCGGACCATACTGCCAAGACCCATTTGCAGCAGAACCAGCAGCGGTATCAAAATGGAGAGCACCGTCAAACACAATGTGGAACATGGCGTAATCAGTATTCAAACCCGAAATAGTTAAAGATGTAACAGTCGCATCTGAGCCATTTGAAACAGAACCAAGTTCGTAAAACTTGCTTTTAAGAGCCATTATTCTTTAACTCCTCGCCCACAAATAAGCCACCACTGATAGCTACTATTGCCATTCCCATATTGTGATTGAATGTGAAATGAACTTATGGGAGAAGAAGTATTCAGAACTCCCGAAGAGCATTGGGAAGTGACATAGCTTGTAGCGGTTCCGTTGGTGTTTCCCCACTGCCCCCAAAAAGACTTATTGTTCGTGTCACTGGAATAGTTGCTGATATACAAGCGACCGCAATGGGCGTAATTAGAGTAACCGCATGGGTACTGATACGAGCTTGTTTGGGAGTTGTATCCGTAGCTGTACCCAGTTGAGTACCCCTTATACATATAAGCCGAATTAGCCATACTGCTTTGGTTGTTGAACCAGAAATACCAATTAGAAGTCCAACTGCTTTGGTTACTGACCGAGAAATAGATTTCCAGATCTCGCCACTCTGTTGCAGGGATACCATATATAGCGTAATTATTGCTAGCGGACGTGGCGTTGTCCCAGTAATCGCCTCCTAATTTAGGATTCATGTCTTCCGAAGAAGCAATAACTCCCCAACCAGCCCTAGAAGCAGTCGTTACACCAGCCATTAGCTCAAAAGCCCTGCAAGAATCCAAGTATCAGTCGCACACTTCGTCAAAACAGCTTGACCGTACTGACCAGTGATATTCAACGCATTGTTGTACGAGTAGATGGTTACACCAGAACCCTGAGCAATTGTTGTTTGGCCTGCACCATATTGGACAACATTGATTGTTGTTCCAATGTCATAGTTGATGCTCGAAGATGGCGGCACCGTCACGGTGTTCGCCGCAGCGTTCGTCATCTTAATGAGCTTGCCAGCGTCCCCAGCAGTCAACGTATACGCAGTACCTGTCTGCTCGTTAATGGTGAATACGTCGGTACCAGCTAACTCTGCGTAACCTAAAGAAGTCCACGCAGTAGCGCCATCACCAATCTTATACTTGTATCCATCAGTTTCTAACCCAAGCTCACCAAGAGCGAGCGTAGGGTTAGCAGATGTCCAGTTGCTGCTGGTGTCTCGTCGAAGTTGTATCTGTACAGCCATTTATATTCCTTGTGCGTTTCCACCAGTAGCCGTAGCTCCGATGCCTCCATAGTTAGTTGCCGCTTCGCCCCCGTCAAGGTTATTGACGGAAGTTCCGTGAGGACCTGTCGGTCCAGTCGGGCCTACAAGTCCGCCGTAAGCCAGCGAACTCCAAGCCGTAGTACCATCACCTATCTTTAAGGTCATGGCTGGTTGACCGCCACCAGCGTCAGTTTGGATTGCCATTTCGCCGTCAGCTAAAACGGGGTCAGCAGCCGTCCACTGAGCATGGGTTCCTCGGCGGAATTGAATCTGAATAGGCACTACGTTGGCCCTCCTGCGTCAATAGGTGTGACGCCTCCATAATCTCCATTTGTATTTGACTCAGCAACACCACCATTTACGGTTCCTGCTGCTTGACCTGCTGGACCCACACTTCCTGTGGGGCCAGTTGGGCCTGTTGGCCCAGGGGGACCGCCAAGCGGACCAGTCGGTCCCGTTGGTCCCGTCGGTCCCGTCGGTCCAGTGCTTCCCTGCGGCCCAACAAGGCTGAAACCTGGGGGCCACACACCACTGGCTTTAGGCCCAAAGAAATAGTTGCTGTTTGTGTTTAGGTAATAATCCCCATCAACACCAGTAACACCTTGTGGGTCGCCAATACCGTAAAGAATTGTTGAACCTGCTGGGCCTGTCGGGCCAGATGGCCCTTGTGGTCCAGCGGCTCCTGCAGGGCCAGGACCGCCAGCGCTACCAGCTTGAGATATTACTTGCCAGTAAGCGCTACCTGAAGTTGGGGTTTGCCCTGAGTGTGCTGTTCTTGCAACATATGAAGCGCCACTGTATTCAACAAGGTCGCCTACTGAATAGGAGGTGCCAGAGGACCACGTTCCCTGATAACGGAAACCGTCAGCATAGGATATGAGGTTTGTGCCTCTTCCTACGTCACTGGTATACGTGGTTCCTGTGGACATTATTCAAGCGCTCCTACACGATCTTCAAGATCTTGGACTACAGCAACAAGCGCAGACACAACTGACTGATGCCG